GCAACGATATCATCCCCACTCCCGCCGAAAGGCGTCCGAGGCTCTACGTCAACGACAAGGTGATCCAGACGCGGAACAACTATGACTTCGGCGTCATGAACGGAGCCATGGGGATAGTGCATAGCGTGGGAACCGATGGTGCGCTTGCCATCGAGTTTGACGGCGGTCTCATGAATATCGAGGCTGGCTCACCACATCGGAATGATCTGCAGCTTGCATATGCGCTCACAATCCACAAAGCCCAAGGGTCTGAATTTCCCTGCTCGATAGTGGTAACCCACAAGTCGCACAGCTTCATGCATCACAGAAACCTGCTCTATACCGGCGTGACGCGTGCCTCCAAGACCGCCATCATCGTCGGTGACAGATGGGGCATCGCCAACTGCGCCAAGCGTGTGCAGGTGGATGCGCGGAAGACATTTCTGAGTCTGCTGCTCAGCGGAGGCAACGAATGAACAATATCCCACAGGAACTGAAAGACCTCCGGCAGTGGGTCTGCTACCGGATCGAAGAACGTGACGGCAAGCCGACGAAGATCCCGTATCGCACTGACAGAGCCGGACGCGGAAACGCCAAGTCCAATGACCCATCGACCTGGCACACATTCGATGAGGTGGTGGTAGCGGCCGCCAAGCCGATAAACAAGTTCGACGGCATAGGGTTTGTGCTATCTGAATCCGACCCCTACGTGTTCATAGACCTTGATCATGTGGTAGACGACGGTGAACTTGCACCTTGGGCGCGGGAGATGATCGAGCGTGTGGACTCCTACACGGAGTTCAGCCAATCGGGAAGCGGTATCCACATCATTGCGCGCGCAAAGAAGCCCGGCCCGCGATGCCGGACTCACAGCAAACCACAGTTCGAGATATACGATGACGTGCGGCTCGTTGTGTTTACGGGCCGGTTGTGGGACAAATCGCCGACCCAGATCAATGACGCCCAGCAAGTCGTGCGCGACATTTACTTTGAAGTATTCGGCGAGAACCCTCGCAACATCCCTCCCAAGGAGACGGAGAAGAACGCGCGGCCCGTCGGCATGTCCGATCCCGCATTGATCGAGAAAGCAATGTCGGCATCGAACGGAGACAGGTTCAGCAGGCTGTGGAATGGGAACACCGGAGACTACAACGGCGATGCCAGTGCGGCGGACATGGCATTGGCATGCATGCTGGCCTTCTGGACCGGCAAAGACCCGGCCAGGATGGACCGCCTCTTCCGCGAGTCGGGGCTGATGCGCGACAAGTGGGATGAACACAGAGGCTCGCAGACCTACGGGCAGATCACGGTTGATGCCGCCATCGGCATGACCAAAGAGACCTATGCCGACCAGGCAGGCAAACGGCGCGGGAAAGGACACGCACGCAGTTCCGGGGCGTCAGCTGACGTGGATGCTCCCCACGGTCCGGACGGCGAGCCGATGAACGATCTCGGCAACGCCAGACGGCTGGTCAAGAAACACGGTGAGACCATTCGATTCTGCCACGACGCGGGCAAATGGTTTTGCTGGGATGGTCGCCGATGGGTCAAAGACGAGACCAGCGAGATCGTCCGAAAGGCCAAGTGCGTAGTCGATGATATGCTCAGGCAGGCCGTCGCCATGCGCAGTGCCGCAGAGTCTAAGGCCGACGATGGTTCGCTGGAAGCGGCGAAGTCCTTTGAACGCCATGCTGTGTCATCCGGCAATCATCGGCGTATCCTTGCCCTGATCTCCCAGGCGGAGTCAGAGCCGGGCATAACGATCCTGGCGGGCGATCTCGATGCCGATCATTGGGCGTTCAACTGCGCCAATGGCACTATCGACCTGCGAACCGGTGAACTGCGCCAGCACAATCGAGCGGACCTGATCTCGAAGATAAGCGAGACCAACTACGACCCGAATGCACAATGCCCTATGTGGGAGAAGTTCATCGCCGAGGTATTCGTAAACGACGATGAGCTTGTCCACTTTGTTCATCAGGCATGTGGTTATACGCTGACCGGAGACACGCGCGAGCAACTCTTCTTTATTTTGCACGGGTGTGGCTCCAACGGCAAGTCTACGTTTATCACGGTGCTGCGTGATATCCTCGGCGACTACGAGACCAAGACATCCACCGATACACTCGTGGAGAAGAATAACTCCAGCAACACCAACGATCTGGCTGCGCTGCGCGGTGCGCGGTTAGTCAGCGCCATAGAGACCAGCGCCGGTAAACGGCTGGCAGAGGCGCTGGTAAAGGAACTCACGGGCCAGGATGCAGTAACGGCACGGTTTCTCTACCAGGAGTTCTTCACGTTCCTTCCGGTCTTCAAACTCTGGCTGGCCTGTAACCATGTGCCCGTTATTCAGGGCCAGGATTTCGCCATCTGGAGGCGGATTAGACTGATCCCATTCAATGTCCAGTTTCAGGATGCGGACCATCCTACAGGTCCATACAAGGACAAAGCGCTATCCGACAAGCTGAAATCCGAACACGAGGGGATTCTGGCGTGGCTTGTTCGCGGGTGTCTGGACTGGCAGAATGACGGTCTCTCCACGGCAAAAGCCGTGCGTGCCGCAACGGGCAAGCTGCAGAAAGATATGGACGTGCTCGGTGGCTTCCTTGATGAGTGCTGTGTGTTCGAATCAGGAGCGGCAGTCGCAGCCAGAAAGCTATATTCGGCGTACTGCTCCTGGGCCGAGAACAACGGCGAGAGGCCCCTTTCGCAGCGATGGTTCGGGCTGCGACTATCAGAGCGCGGAACATGTGAGAGCTATCGAACCATGAGCGCAAGGTGCTGGCGCGGCGTCGGCCTCCTGAGTGATCGCGTTGATGAAACGCCCGAAACCAATGACGCAATGACTGATACGTCACTATCTGCCAGAAAGTACTATGGTGCCGGAAATGAAGAGAGCACAGAGTGTAATAGTACCATAGGGACTTTAGGGGAAATAGGGTCCTATCCGTCACAAGCGTCATCGGATGACGACGGCGGCGACTGGGTGGAGGTATAGTTATGAGTTACCTCGATACGTTCAGTCGAAGAGGCATCCGTGTTAGCATCAATCCAAATGGTAAACTCAGGCTTGAGCCCAGATGGCTTGTAGTTGACGACCTGCTTGCTCTGGCCCGAGATCATCGTGACGAGCTTGCAGCAGAGATCAAGGGGGATGGCGCTTCCGTTCCCGATGCCAACGGCGAGATAGTCCCGGACTATCAGTTCCTGTGGGTCGCAACCGACCTGGACTCGTTCGAGGAATACGATCCCCGGTTTGGCTACGAACTCGGTTGCGATCCGGTCTACCGGATGTTGGACGCTTCCTACTATGCTTGGCTTCGCCACCGGATGGAGAATGCCCGGAAAGCCCATGAATCAGGAACTCTGGACGGTGCGGCTTTCAACACCTTGCGCGAGCGGTTCAACATCATTCACACCTGGGCGATTCAGCGCATCGGCGAGGATGCTCTTCGCACGGCCATTCGCACGACGAACGTCAAGACCTACGTTCCACCGTCAGAGCAGACATTCGCTGCGTACCGCAAAACCGGGGACGATGCCTGGGATGCATACGAGCGACGACGGACATTATCTACTAAACCGGCCACACCATCGGACCAGGCTGGCAAACTCCAGCACCTGCTCGACACCCAGGGATACGCCGGAATCAGATCAGGCATCATCGATGACATCGTCGTATTCGTTCGCGATGACTCGGTGGTAGTCCCTCCCAAGTGGTCCAGCAAAGTGATCTTCACCATTGACGAGCTAACCCTGATGGTCGGCTCGTCGCCCGAAGCCGTGAAGCAGATTCACGAGGTCAAGCGGGTGTTCGGTGGCAAGGTCGTGCCCACGGATGAGTCCGACAGTAAGCTGTTTGTGGAGCAGAAACGGAGCGTCACGCCTCCAAGTGCTCCGCAGCTTGCGCTCGGGTGCTCGGTTTGACAGATCAGATGCCGAAACCAGCCAGTTTAGATACAAAACTCGGTGTACAGGACACAGTACAGGCTCCAAACCACCGTCAATACGTGCAGAATCACCCGGCAAGCGAGCGTGGAATAGGCGCGAACCGCCTTCCCCGCTCATCTCGGCAAAATCGGGTCAATTGGTGAGAAGAATGAGTGAGAAGAACACATCAGAACAAGACAGACAGCCTTTCGGTGAATACGAGCACCGGGATGTCGATCAGTTCCGTCGCATCACCTCTGGACAGCGAGCCCCTGGCGCGCCGGAGGGGAACACGAACAATCTCCAGCACGGCGCGTATGCGAACAGGTTTCTAAGCGATGAGGAGCGGCAGCTATTCGATTCGCTGATCGCCAAGCTGCGTGCGGACTTCAAGTTCAACGAAAGCTCGGATTTCATCCAGGTCGAACTCGTGGCGATCTACTTCCTCAAGCTGGGCCGAGCACAGGAAGCCGGTGACTGGGATGCCGCGCAAAAGATAGACCAGATGCTGCGCGGCCACCTAAAGGATCTCAAGGCGACCAAGATAGCCCGTGAGGGAGACGAACCGCGTGGTCCGGAGACCACACCAGCCGAGTGGGCCAGCGCACTGCTTCAACAATGGGACGAGTCACAGAAGCCCAAACGCCAGCACAAGCCGAAAAACGCCAAAACAACTTCGGATAACACGGCGGAGGGCTGAGCGATGGAGCGAGTTTCACGCGTGGATTTCGGAGGCGGTGTGGCAGTGAGTTCCGATAACTCATGTTCTCGGAACTCACCGCTCTGTAGGTCTCTGGCAGAACAATGCCTGCGGAAAACGGAGGCTGGGGAAAGGCTGGTGAGTGTTCCTCTCCCCAGCAGAGTCGGCAACTCAGATCCGCTCGAGTGCATCCTCCAGGGCATCGTCGGAGAGGTGTGTGTAGATTTCGGTCGTGGAGATGTCGCGGTGGCCAAGAGCGCGCTTGACGAGAAGCAGGTCGGAGGTTCTGGCGTAGAGGTGAGTCGCGAAGGTGTGCCGCAAGCCATGTGGCGATATGTGTTTTGCGATTCCGGCGGCGTCCAGCCAGTGCTTGAGGCGCTGAGCGATCTGCCTGTCGCAGAGCCGTGTACCTCTCGCAGTAGGAAAGAGCGCCGTGCATTCGCTGGTTACTGCTTTGCGGCGTTCCTTGAGATGGTCACGAAGCAGTGTCCGAAGCGTTGTCTTCAGGAACTTGACCTGCGGGACGTTGCCTTTTCCTGTGATGCGAATGTGCTTGCCGTCCAGGTCAACGTCGTTAACGTCGAGGTTCACCAATTCCGCGATGCGGATGCCGGTGCCGAGGAACAGTTCGAAGATAACGCGGTCGCGGCGTGCCAGTGGATTGGCGCGGTCGTGGAGTTCATTGAGCAGCCTGCGCTTCTCTGCTTCGGTCAGGAACTCGGGCGGTGTTCTCGACAGGCGCTTTGTGGTGACAGCCTTGGCCGGGCTGGAGTCTATCAGACCACTTTCAGCGGCCCACGCAAAGAACGAGCGGACCACTGCCTTGAGTCGATGCATTGTCGCGGCAGACTTGGGCGCGTCGTTCTCCGAGATCGCGACTGCGGGACCGGTGAGCGTGGCGTCAATCATCGCGGCGGTGACGTCGGCGACACGGGCGACAGGCAGTGCCCGGACAAAGCAGCGCAGGTCACGCATGTATGCCGAGATGGTGTGCTCCGAGCGACATTGCGCCCGGAGCCTTACCGCGAAGTTGCCTATCGCCTGTTCGAGATCGTCAGTCGGCTGCAGGAGCCGGATCGGATTCGGCATTGCGCACCTCCGGTGTGGTTCTCTCGCTGCGGCCCATCGGCGTGTCTTTCGGAAGCGGGAGCTTGGCGATGTAACCCTGCTCCAGCGCCCAGCACAGGAACATCCGAAAGACTCGAACAGTTTTCCTGACGGTCGGCTCGGAGCGTTCCTTGCCGCTGGGCATTTTCAGCAGCGCGTCGGACTTGAGAAAGCCCGAGACGTGCGGGACGAGAATGGAGCCGAGCTTCTTGTCTGAGCCGAAGTGGGCTTCTATCTGCTCGGCATCTTTGGAATACGTGTAGAGCGTGCGTTCGCTCTTGCCACAAGCCTTGAGGTGTTCAAGGTATTCCTGCAGCGCGTCATGCAGTGTCTTTTCTGTCATCTTACTACCTCCTCGGAGTTTGGTGTGATCTACATTCACGCTTGGAACGTGCCTCCAAGTCAAGTGGAATGTGCTCAGCATTCATCTGGGGATTGATCGGAGGAAACCAATGGCCAGATTCAGTGCCAAAGAGAAACGAATGATAAAGATACTCTCGAACCCGCTGTTATGGGGGCAGCACTATCTAAGAAACCGCGATGGCTCGCCTCGCAGCTATTGGCCGCATCAGGTAGATGACCTGCAGTGCCCGGAGAAGAACATTATCCATCTCGACGGTCGAGACACAGGAAAGAGCGTAGTGCTGTCGACGGACGCCCTGCATTTCGCCTTCACCAACTACGGCGTTCAAGGGCTCGTAGCCGCTCCGCACCAGGGACACCTGGACACGATCATCGAGGAGATAGAGTTCCAACTTGAGGCCAACGCCGAACTCATGTCGAGCATCGGGATCACGAAGTACGGCAAGCCCAAGATAACCAGGAAGCCGTATTTCCGGCTGGAGTTCACCAACGGCTCCATACTCTACTTCAGACCGGCAGGCGCTTACGGTGACGCGTTTCGCTCCCTGCACGTGGAGCGCGTCTGGGTGGATGAGGGCGCGTGGCTCACCGAGAAGGCGTGGAACGCGCTTCGCCAATGCCTCAAGGCCGATGGGACGCTTCGCATATACTCTACTCCCAACGGACTTAGGAACACGACCTATTACCGGCTGACCAGCTCGGATCAGTTCAAGGTGTTCCGCTGGCCCTCGTGGCTTAATCCGGATTGGAACAGCAATCGCGAGCGCGAGCTGCTGGAGTTCTATGGCGGCAAAGACACGGCGGGCTGGCAACACGAGGTCGCCGGTGAACACGGTAAGCCGTCATACGGAGCATTCAACATCGAGTCCCTGAACCTCTGCAGGCAAGAGGTAGTCGACTACCGCAAGGTGACAATCCAGGGCAGCGATCTCAGCACGTGCGAAACCGAGGAAGACTCGCTCGACCGGTTCGAGATAATGCTGAACCTCATACCTCAGACCGGTGTGTTCTGGATAGGCGGGGACCTGGGCTACACCAACGATCCAACGGAGATCGTCGTGTTCCGAGAGGACGAGTTCGGAGACAGGCGGGTGATGACACTGGTGTTGCGAGTTCACATGGAGCACGTCTCGTACCCGCACATCGCGCAGGTCATATCGCTGCTGGAACGCTATTTCACTCCCGTCGGCATCGGAATCGATAACGGTGGCAACGGGTTGGCGGTCGTCCAGGAACTTCTGACACTCGACAAATACAAGACTCTGCAGCTTCAGGGACGCCTGCGCGGATATGACTTTGGCGGGATGACCACGCTCGATGTCCGAGACGGTCGCGAGATACGCAAGCGTACCAAGGAGATGATGACCACGCTCATCAACGGCGCGCTGCTAAGACGCCAGCTTATCCTGCCCGCCGATGACTCGGAAGTGGAGGATCAGTTTACGACGCAGACCTACACACTCTCCGGCGGCAACATCATCTACTCGAAGGGCAACGACCACATAGTTGATGCAGTCCGCTGCGCAATGCTTGCCCACGAACAAGGCGTGCTTGATTCGGTGAAAGAGGAGACTGTCTACGTGATGCCGCTGCTCACGGACCCAATTTTCATCTGAAAGAGAATTGCCGATAACTGCCCGGTCGGCTCATTTATCGCACTCTGGCGCACTCGCGCTACGTTGCGCGACCTGGCGCGAAGAAACGCTAACCGCGTGCCATCACGGAGGGAGACTATTAACAACGAAGATACTCTGAACCGGACCGCTGACATGGGGTCCGACAATAACGCCGCGAGTGGAGTGGTCATCACACCCCTTGCCACAATAGCCGCTCTGGATTCCTCCACGTTTAGCGCGGTCAATGCATCATCCGCCATTCCCGCAACATGGGAAGATCGCGCCAGAAAAGCCTGGGAGTACTACACCGAGGAGCCGCTGGTCAAAAACTGCGTGAACTCCTGGCGGACATTTGCCGTGGGCGATGAGATACGGATTACCAGCGATGACGACGCAGTCAAGAGCGAGGCAAACGATCTCGCCACCCGGCTGCGCATATCGCGGTTCGTCAAAGACATGATCCTCCAGCTTCTCGTCAAGGGCGACGCGGTCGGGTTCAAGCGGTACACCAAGGACGGCAAAGACATCGAGCAGATCACGTGCGTGAATCCAATCTCCATCAAAGTGAAGTATTCGCAAGGCGAGCTTATCGAGGTTCAGCAGTTCCCCGACGACAAGCCAGGCGCGGGAAGCGGGATAGACTTGCCGGTCGAGCAGACTCTGCATTTGAAGTGGGACGCGCCCGAGTTCTCCCCGCGTGGCAACTCAATTGCGCTTCCGGCGTTTCAGTCCATTGAGCTTCTGCGCAACTACCGCATCGCGGAAGAAGCCATAGCCAAGCGCTGGGC